ACTGATAACCAGATATATGGTTGGTCAGGTTCTCAAGCTTTAACCAATTCAGGAACTACCTTATTAGATTACTATAACCCCGCTGGCTTTTATCTAACTAGGATTACTTTAGCGTTTGATTATTCGGCAATGAATGTTAATGATGTATTAAGTTATATTGTGCAAATAGACGGAGCTAATTTATTTGTTTGGAAAGCTACTATGACAGAATTCGTTTTAGGTATCCAACCACAACAATTAGAAGTTGTAATTGGTCCCAATTCAAAAGTATTGATTACATCAGCGCAAGACCAAAATCGAGGTACTGCAGCTTGTGTTTTAACCGGTTTTAAAGTATGAAAAAAAACGAATCACTTGATCAAACTTTTAGCTTTGAAAAGGGTGTTGAAGTTGCAAAATTAGTAATGCCGGTTATCTCTCCTTTTGTTCAAGGTTTACTTTGGTATGGATTTACTAGAATTGATAAAAGAGCCGATGCTTTGAATAACTTAATTGCTTTTGCTGAAATACTACCAACTGTAGACTTAAACCTCCCTAAAGGCGTCGTATTGGCTGCATTATATGATAAAACAGGAGATGCTATGAAGCTAATAAATGATTTAGTTCAAGCTCTAAAAGATATACCGGATAAAGTTAAACAACAAGTTGAGGATATTAAAGATGATATTGAGGATTTAATTCCTGATATACCAGATATACCAGATATACCAAGTAGCGCCGAATTAACTAATGCTTTTATAGACTGCACAAAAAATGCAAAAGATAATTTAGGTTTTAGTTTTCCTCTTGTTGGTCCTACTTGGATAGCATCTTGTATGCTTCAAAAAGGATTTCCGGTTACTACTAAATGGATTAAGGATAAACTTGGATTATGAACGACCAAACATTCTACATAGTTTGGATATTAAGCTTTGGACTTTACTTATTAATTTATACATTTTGGATACCATTAAAAACTCAGATGAGAATCGAAAAATGGTTAAGGAGTAAAGAATCAGATGATACTCTTCTTTTATCTTTAGACGTAATTGTAAGACAGATTAGAGAACAGATGTTACATGACTTTGAGGAATATATGTTACCAAAAGCTAGAGAAAATCTTCAAAAATTTTGGTCTGGAGCGATGGGTAATGCAGCTAAAGAATTAGGAAAAACAGAAGAAGGGTCGAATTTATCGATATTATCAAACATGGCAAAAGATTTGAGTGGACAACCTTGGTATATCCAAGCGGCTGCTTCAAAATTATTGCCACTTATAGAAAATGCAGCCGGTAAGGGAAGTGCCGGCAGTAAACCGACACCGGTAAGCATGGGAATCTCAAAATAACGCAGTTTAACGCGATTTTGAGCCATTCTAAATACATTTCCCATCCCTCAACCTACCTATCCGCTAACTAAAGCTTAACGGGACCCCTTCGAGTTTTTAGCTTTTGGCATAGACTCTATTCTTAAATCAAAGCCTAACTTAGCCGAATTAAACAATTTGTATATTGTTTTATCGTTGAAGTCTTTCCACTCTACGCCAGTAGGTGAAAGAGCCCATTTCGCTAATGTAGATTCCCTTCCAGTTCTTAGGAATAATACATCGTCATGTCTATGGCTGTATTGTTCGTTGGAGTGTTCAATTAGAAACACTTCTAAGCCTAGATAGGTTTGTTCATTACCTTTACTGTCTACCTTAACGAAACTATGGTTTAGTTTTCCAGTAAATCTTAGGACGGCATGTTCTCCGTCCCATATTGCGAAGCTTGGAGTCGTTTGAAACTCTCGTAGTAAGTTCTCGCTCACATTTTCCTTAGTGTTGATGGTAGGTAATAAGTGAATATGTAGAGCCAATAGTGTTATATAATGGATTAAAGGTTAATTGGTTAATGGTAGTGTATCGAGCCAAAAGGGCTAAGAGTGGAAACATGATGTATTTCAAGGATGGAAAGATTACTTCTAAGGCCAAATACCAAGCTCGTCCTAAAAATAATAAGTCTCGTTCTAGGACTAAGTCTAAAGGCTCGAACACAAACCGGAAAAATGGAGTAAAAAATAACATGAAAGGAATCCCACATCCGTCGCTTACAGGTATGGCGTCAGGTTTAGCGGTAGCAGCATACCTTAACGCAGGAACTTCGCCTTCAAGAACTGGAAGTGGAGTTATAATTAAAGGAACTGATAATGTCATAAAAGATGTATCAGACGGAGAACTAGGGAAAGCCTTCAACCAACTCTCTAAAAATGCAATTAATATGATAGCATCTGATGGTGGTAGAAAGACAATAGTCTTAGCTGCTTCAGTTGCCACCATAGGGGCTTTAGTCCGTTCACGATTTCCTAGATTAAAACTTGGTTCTGAAAAGTTCTACTTTAGGTTATAGGAAAAATAAAAAATGGTAACATCAATCACACGAACAAGTGACAGCACGCCTACAGATAAAGTCTTTTTTTCATTAACGGACTTTATGTCATCGGCATCATTAGGAAATATACAAGTTCCCGAAGGTTCAACTAGAATATCGGCTATAGATTTTGCTTTTGCAAATTTAGAAGTCACCGGATATGTTGCAGTTTGTAAACTATCTGGTTCTAATATGAGTGAACAAAATATAACACTATGTGGAGTATCCGGAGACGGAGCTGACGGCCCAACTACTACAACTGGTAGAAAGGATGTAAGTTATAGTGTAACTGGCGTTAATAATATCGATTTGCAACTAGCAATTCAATATAATAATGCAGCAGTTGCAACTTCTACAAGTGTCACATTGCATTTCGAATAGGGTATAAAAGGAAAAAGGCTCTTGATCATAATTTTTTGTAATCGGCTATATAAATGAGTGAAACTGGTAGTAATGCCCAATTTAGTGGTACTCAAAAAGGTATCACAACTATTGGGAATCACCTTTATGGTTATTCCGGAGAAACTGGAGTCATTAATGCTCAAACAACAATGAATTCATTCAATACAGGTAAATATTATTCAGTTGTTCAATGGACATGTGGTTATGCATCTGAAAGTGGGGATAATATGCAGTTTAGAATAAAGTTTAATGGTATTGTGGTTTACAAGGTTACTTTAGACTCTAGATTAGTAGGTTCACCTTATCAATGGATACCATTGATTATACCTCCTTTTACAACTGTCTTAGTAACATGTGAAAATAAAAGTGGTTCAACTGAAATTTTTATGATTAGTAATTGGACTGGTCGAGTTATGAATAAATGAGCATTGCTGCTAGTAGGTCATTACAAAGAGCAACTGATAACCAGATATATGGTTGGTCAGGTTCTCAAGCTTTAACCAATTCAGGAACTACCTTATTAGATTACTATAACCCCGCTGGCTTTTATCTAACTAGGATTACTTTAGCGTTTGATTAT